ACCTACGCCAGAACAAAAAAAAGAATATAATAAACACGCATATTTGAAAAGAAAAGAAAAACTCAAAAATAACACAGAAGAAAAAACAAATAATGAAAACATTTAGTAATAAGTATATATTCACAAAATCTACTTAAAACTTGAATATTTAGTAAGTATATATGATGGAAAAACCAAAAGAAAAACCACCCGAGTTTTTCAAATCTGTAAAGACTTCGCTTAAAAGCATTTTGAAACACCCGGAAATCAACACAAGCAAAATTAACAATGTTGTTATCAAATCACATAAAATAGTTATCCATACTTTACAATTTCTGAAATTGTATATACTTCATCATTGTGAATCTAAAATACCAGAGATTGATAAAGTATTGATTCTGAATATAATGAAAATTGTTTGTGGAGAGAAACATACCAAGATGGGAAAACCGCCGAAACAAGAAACTGTTGAACTTCAAGAACAACTTACCATATTCTATAAAAAGAATTACAAACCATATACGCAACCGGAACATCTTGATTACGAATACATGAGTAATATACTCTCATATCTTTGTGAGGATATTCAAACTATGTACGAAAATAACATACAATTACATTACGTGGATTATGTAGAACGTTTCGTAAATGTAGTCTGGAAAAAGAAATTTCTCGCTGAGAAAATACGAAAGGTATTTTCTACCAAAAAAGAACGGGACGCCAGAATTAGATGCTTGGAAAAGGATCTTCGGTTGATAAAGAACGATTTATTGAACGTGGATACAAAGGTTGTATACACTTCCAAAGTATATTACCACGATTGGATTACACAACAAAAGAAATATATACTTCCTAACAAAGACAATTTTCAAAAACAAAGCATCTATTACGATTTGAAATGTAAACCGATGGATTATCTACCTTGTATGATTACTATGATGAAACAAGTAGAAAGCGAATTGGAAACTATCAGTAATGTATTTCCTTTACGAAGCAGTATTGCTCCCGGTTATATTCGGTTAGATACAATTACTTTGGTTAATATGCTTTTACGAAAAGAACAAGGTAATAAATGTGATTACAGTAATCAAGGCAATACCAAGAAACACGAGGATAAAATATGGAGATTCTTTTTTCGGACAGAAAAGAAAGTATTTTACAAGACAGACTTTGCCTTCCATCATATGATTTCTACGGATGGTGTGGGTGTCAGTATTTTATTAATACGAGACGACTTGGTTGGCAAACGATTACCAATACAGAAGAAAGGCGTTTCAAAAGAATTGTATATTGATGAATTGAACGATTATACTGAATTGCGAAATAAGAAAATAGTGGGGATCGATCCAGGAAAAGAAGATTTGATTTACTGTGTGGATGGTGCATCCAAAGACGCCAACGTATTCCGGTATTCGCAAAACCAACGAAGAAAAGAGACAAAGATGAAAAAATACAATAATATCATTCTCGCTATGAAAACCAATAAAATACAAGGAAAAAGCGTGATTGATTATGAAACTGATTTGTCTAATTACAACCGCAAGACACTTCAACTAGATAAATTCAATGAATATATTGGCGAGAAGAACCGAATCAATAATATACTATTTGAGTTTTATGCGAAGATTCTGTTTCGTAAGTTGAAATTTGGTAGGTATATCAATGTTAAACGAAACGAACAGAAAATGATAAGTAATTTCAAGGAAATGTACGGTAATCCAAATGAGGTTGTAATTTGCATAGGAGACTGGAAACAACGCCAATGTATGAAATATAAAGAACCCACTTTAGGAATAGGAATGAGAAGTTTGCTTCGTAAGAACAAATATAAAGTATATTTGGTAGATGAGTTCAGAACCTCTTGTAAATGCTCTAATTGTAGTGGAGGAGTATGCGAGAAGTTTATGGTAAGAGAAAATCCAAGACCGAACAAGGATGGATTGCGGTTGGTTCATGGGCTACTACGCTGTAAGAGCGGTTGTGGTACATGGAACCGAGATCGCAATGGTTCATCAAATATATACAAGGTAGCATACCACGCAATACATAATTTGGAAGAAAAGAGACCAAGTTATTTATGTCGAGAAACAAAAGTAGCCAAGGTACTTTAACGAGTTCCTATAAACAAAATATACATAAGGTATGAAAAGACTTAAACTATGAAATATTTTATTTGCCTTTTGTGCGGATTTAAATCTTCATAAGTGTATATTTACAAAGTAATATAAATTGTTCTGATATATTATAGATATAAAATGGCTGGTGGATTACTAAACATTATATCAGAGGGTTCGAATAATGTGATATTAACTGGTTCGCCTACGAAAACATTCTTTAATGTGACGTATTCTAAATATACAAATTTTGGTCTACAGAAATTTAGACTTGATTATGAAGGAACGCGTGACCTTAGAACTACCGACGATTCAACGTTCAAATTTAAGATTAAACGATACGCCGAGCTTCTTATGGATACTTATTTGGTATTAACTCTACCTGATATATGGAGTCCGATCCATAATCCAACTTCAAATACAGGGAATAAATGGGCGCCGTATGAATTCAAATGGATAAATGACATAGGAACTCATATGATCCGTGAAGTTGTCATATCATGTGGTTCAGTTACTCTCCAAAAATATAGTGGAGAATACTTGGCAGCTATGGTCGAGCGTGATTTTAATGCAGAGAAGAAAGAGCTATTTAATCAGATGTCAGGTAATGTAGTTGAATTTAATGATCCTGCGTCGGCATATGGTAGATCCAACTCATATCCCTCTGCATTTTTTACAAATAACGTTTCTGGTGCAGAACCGTCTATACGTGGACGCGCGATTTATGTGCCAATCAATGCTTGGTTTACCCTTGATAGCAGGTGTGCTTTTCCATTGGTATCTCTCCAATATGCGGAATTGGAAATATCGATTACAATTCGTCCAATCCAAGAATTGTATCAATTACGAGATGTATACGACGAGCCGAATTCATTCCCATACGTTCAGCCAGATTTCAACCGCGAAGAACACCAAATGTATAGATTCTTACAAACACCACCATCGGTTTATTTAGATGCGAAGAATTACGGAAACAAAACGAATGTATGGAATGCCGACGTGCATTTACTATCTACATACTGCTTCCTATCAAAGGACGAGGCACAATTATTTGCCGCCAAAGACCAGGTTTATTTGATAAAGGACGTTTTTAAGTACGATTTCCATAACGTAACTGGTTCAAAGCGAGTTAAAATAATGTCGAATGGTATGGTTTCAAGTTGGATGTTTTATCTACAGCGCAATGACGTAAATATGAGAAATGAATGGTCGAATTATACAAATTGGCCTTATAGAATACCACCGTTAGACATTGATAATGCGCCAAAAAATTTGCCGACTAACGATCCTTTCGGTCCAACTGACAATGATGATATTGTAACAGTTGGACCACAGTTAGATCTGGACGGACAGAATACGGGTCTGTTTTATACCCGCGACTTTGCAGTAGACAATCAGAAAAATATCCTCGTATCAATGGGTATATTATTGAATGGTGAATACCGGGAAAACTCACTTACTCATGGGGTATTCGATTATGTCGAAAAATACACGCGCACACATGGTAACGCAAAAGAAGGATTGTATTGCTATAATTTCTGTCTGAATACAAATCCTCTTGAATATCAACCATCGGGTGCTTTGAATACAAGCAAATTCAAGCTGATTGAATTCGAGATTGTTACATATGTACCACCATTTGATACATTAAATTCTTCGTACAACATCATATGCGATGGCGATGGGAATACAATCGGAACCAATAAGCAAAATTGGAGATTATTTGAATATAATTATAATTTAACAGTATTTGAAGAGCGATATAATGTTCTGTCATTCATATCCGGACAATGTGGATTGATGTTAGCTAGGTAATTAAGCGGAAATATATTATCGCCATATAATAAATGAGTGAAACAAAATGGAATAAAAATATAACGTTCGATCATAAAAAAAAGTATATAGCTGAAGTCAAAGAAGGATTTCAGGAATCAAACGAAATACTACATATAGAACAGAAGATTAAACGGATTCGAAATAAAAAAAAAGGGTTTTGCAAATTGCCGTTTCTTGAAAGCATTTATGAGCCAGTGATTGAGGGATTGGATTTATCAGCTGAATTCTCTCAAGGCGCTAAGGTCGCATCAGATGAGTTTGAAGCGAAGACTGCAGAGGCAGCAGCAGAAGTTACTGCCAGTGTCGCTGCAGTAAATGAGATTAAAGCAAAAGCAGAGGATGAGATAGCAAAATTTGCAGATTCTATAGATGCTCCTTCCACGAATAAAATTCCAACTGAAATAACGGAAGCCGAATTGAAAAAAAAGACACAAAGCGCGAAAACCAAGTTTCTAGATTTTATTTATTATTGTGCGAGACTACCATCAAATGTTGCGAATGATGTATTTGCTTCAACAATCTGCCTAATTGCTCTAGGAAAACCGCCATTGGGAATGGATGATAAAGCGGATCAGAAACAGGTTGCAAGTATGGTAAGCCGTATATTTACTTGCTTGATTGGTATATTTATAACATATAATTTGTATTTTTTATATTCAACGCCAAATCCTCCGTCAACACCTGGATCGATGTCTATGTTTGAAATGATTGACGCTCTTCCAACCGTAGCATTCCCCTTAAAATGTGCGCTAGCTCCTGTAAAAATATTCCTTCAAGTCATGTCATATATCCATGACATTATGGTTCTAATTCCATATAAGTCTTTGCTATTCGTTATATGTTTGTATTTGTCGTTTGTATTCATGAGCTATGGTGTAGTCGATTATTTTACAAATATGTTTATATCCGGATTAAACGTAGTATTAGATCCCTCTGGAAAATACAATAAGGTCAAAGGCGGAGGCGATTTTGCGAATAAACATGGTGATGATATGCCATTGATACTTGTAATCTTATTATGTACCATAGGTTCAATTGCGAAGTTTTGTTATGAAATGAAAACAGTGGAGTTTATTAAACCATATGGACTACTTGCGTGGTTTGTTGTATTCGGAACATCACTATTACTCCTATTTTTCGGAAAAGTTGTAATCGCGTCTATTGTTTTATTTATATGTATGTTTAGCATGATAAAAAGTAAGGATAACGGAATAGATATTTTACAAACGATGAAGGATATAGACGCCACTTTGATAGGTAGCACTAAACTATACGATTGCGATGGTGATATATCTCCGATAAAGAAGATATTAAATTTCTTGAATAATGATGTGAGTACCTCAATTGTAAAAAATATTTATTTATTAACACTTATACCTGTATTTGGGTTTAATATATACCGATCCAATAAAATTAAGTCGAAATCAATACAAGGATTTAGTAATTTTATTTCAGCAGTGTTAATTATAGCTTTATCCAGTAACAACGACAAAATCAATGAAATATACAATGGTATATTGAGAGGACTTTTTAAGAATGTGTAATAAAAAAGTATTTAGAATATGCACGATATATATTCTAAATATGGTTAAAAAGAATAAAACTATTCCATTTGTTTCCGTATGTACACCAACATTCAACCGACGTCCGTTTATTCCGATTATGTTAGAGTGTTTCCGAAACCAAACATACCCGAAAGACAGAATTGAATGGATTATAATAGACGATGGAACAGATAAAATCAAAGATTTGGTGAAAGGTTCTGGTATATCTCAGATCAAATATTA